CCTGGGAATCAATCACAATGGCATTCTCCAGGCTTATATCTAGACTTACCCCTACAGCTAATGTATCAATCCTAAAATCAGATTCTCGACACCATTGGGACCAACTACGGCCACTATCCACCGGAGAAGCCCACAATGCGCCGAATGGCTTGGTATGTGAACCATTGGTCACCGTGATTGGTTGCAATTCCCAGGCCGGATTGCTTGTGTAATGTATGCATTCCATATCAGTCACCTATCCTAAATTTAGCTGCTAGCCTACTTAGCGCCGGTGATGTAGACGGTATCGGCATGGTCCACTACTCTCCCGCTTTTAGCACTGCGGATAGACCAATTTCCAGTGTGTAGGTTCCGATAAACTTCAACTTGCATGGTGTCACCTATCCTAAATTTAGATCGTAGATTGTAGCTGTAGCCTAGTGCTTGTGGTAGGACACGTTTTTGACGGTTGAATCCCAGCAAGCTCGACATTCTCCACAGGAGTTATCTTGGAATCTAGCGGGACACGTTGCGTCGTCACTAGTCACTACTGTGGATGTAGGCAATCCAATCTCCGGAGCGGGTCCGTCTATCATATGTCCAGATAATCGGACCGTGAGATTCTCCGGAATGGTGCCACCATTGGCCAGGAATTCTTTCACCATGCGGTACTCTCTCGTGGGAATCCAATGCTTTGTCTCCGGTGTACGCCTGGCAACTTCTGCGATATTGGCCAGGTGCCAGGAGCCTTGTAAATCTCCGGAATCATGCCAGCGGAAGTATTCTTGACGCCTAATCAAAGTAGTCATGGCAGCAATCCAAGGCTCCGGAGTGTCTTTGGATATCATCACGGCAGAATAGCGTTTCTCGAGTGCAGGTTGGACGTTTGAGAAGGTATAGAAACCTTTCATGGCATAGCATCCAAAACATACGCTGCCTGGTACGTTTTGAAGCTTGCTCCCGGTGTGGCATTTACTGGCCGGTGTACTGGTACCTTTGCCTGGCATCTTGCTAGGGTTTGAGAGTGTTCCCGCCGTCTCTTGGGCTTGCCTAATCGTGATAGTCATTTGGTCTCACCTGTCCTATAAATTTTGTGCCTGGCGGCTTGTTACTTACGCTGGGCCACTGCGCCTTGTGGCCTGTCAAGCGTAACGACACAACATCATGATGTCAACATTCTCTCAGGCGTGAATTTTGCGAGTTTTTATGAGTTTTTGACGGTCCAGGCGTGGGCAGTCTCTCAAGGTAGCAAGAGACACCCCCCCCCAATGGCGTGGTGCGTATCAATCTGATAACTGCCTGTGGTAGCGTCGAGCTATGTTGACCGTCAAACAAGAAAGCTTTGCCCAAGCTGTAGCCTCTAACATGAGCCTATCAGATGCATACAAGGCAGCATATGACACCAAGACAGCCAAAGCTTCGTCTATCTACCCAACAGCCTCTAAATTAGCCCACAAGCCTAATATAGCCACAAGAATCAACGAGCTTAGACAGGAATCAGCGATTGATTCTAGCTGGACTCGTGAACGGTATGTGCTTGAGCTTTGGCGGCGTAGCCAGGCAGCACATCAAGCCGGTCAATTTGCGGCCTCGATCAAGGCAATCGAGTTGATAGGCAAAGCTTGCGGCATAGGTGGCGGGGATAGGGCAGATACGGACAACATGACAGGCTATGACGTACTCACTAGACTTGCTAGATTATCCATGGATCAACTCGAAAGTCTGGCCAGGCAGCATAGCCAATTAGCCCAACCTGGCACAGTCGAGGGTGAGGCTAGACTAGATTGATTGTTACCTGCAATCAGTCGCAGAAGATAACTAGTAGCCACCCCTGTCATGCCTGCAAGACGGCCCTGGGGAGGGGGGATGCCGACGGTACCATATGGCGGGCCGAGGAAATCGGGGGGGAGGGGAGATCAGCGATAGACAGGCACTTTTATAAACCAGCTTTTATAAACCAGTTCTCATGAACCAGCTTCTAAGAATCACTTACATATGACACTTACACACGAAGATAAGCAGCAGGTAGCCCGTCTCGCAGGTTTCGAGATGGGAAGACGCAGTTTCCAAAAATTTCTACCCTATGTTCGTGTGATCGAGCCTGGCACCGGCATGGTCGAACTCCGTGACTGGCCCCACCTACAGAAGGCCATATCAACCATGGACGACTCCCGCATGGTCATATGGGCCAAATCACGCCAGATAGGCATAACCACCATACTATCGGCCTACGTCCTCCACCATGCCAGCTTCACGCCCAACGCCCTGGCCCTCGTCTTCTCGAAGGGCGAGAGAGACGCCTGGGAGTTCCTGTCCAAGTCCCGTGCCACATACGAGTCCCTGCCCGCCGAACTCCAGCAGCCCCTGGTCCAGCCTGACAACAGGGAGCAGATGACCTTCCAGTCAGGCTCCCGCATAATAACCATGCCCTCCACCGAAGCAGCCGGACGTGGACTCAACCCCACCCTCGTAGTCATCGACGAGGCCGACTTCCACGAATACCTCGACGCCTGTTACAACTCCGTCAAGCCAGGCCTGGACGACAACAACGGCCAGCTCGTAGTCACATCCACCGTGAACCCCTACCACATGGGGTCCCTCTTCCAGCAGCTCTACCAGAACTCCCCCCAGAACGGCTTCGCCCGCCTCTTCTTCGGATGGCGTTCCAGGCCGGAGCGGGATCAGGAGTGGTACGACGAGCGCAAGGTCCAGTACCCCGACCAGGCCCTCTTCCAGAAGGAACACCCCGAGACCGAGGAAGAAGCCTTCGCACCCGCCCGTGCCCTTGCGGCCTTCGACATGGACGTACTCACCCTTATGAAGCAGGACACCAGGGAACCCGTCGAGCGCCTGACTCTAGGAAACGGCGTACAGGCCAACATCTACCAGCCCTTCCAACCTGGCAAGCGATACGCTGCCGGAACGGACACATCCCACGGAACAGGCAGGGACTTCGCCGTAACCGTGGTCCTGGATGCCGTAACAGGCTACATAGCCGCCGACATCTACAGCCAGGTACTCAACCCAACCGAACTATCCGTAGCCTCCGTAGACCTCCTCAATCGCTACGATTCCCCCATATGGGCCATAGAGGACAACGATTGGGGTATACTTACCATAACCATGGCCCAGGAACTCCGCTACAAGCGCCTGTACCATAGGGACTCCGACCATCCAGGCTGGCACACCTACGACACCGCTGGCATGGCCGGTGGGTCCCGTTACGTCCTGTGGGGAGACCTGATAGAGGCCATACACTCCCGTGCCATCACCGTGCCCAACGGCGAGGGCCTGTCCCAGTTCTTCACAGTCATACGCAACCCCGACAAGCGTGGACGCATAGAGGCCCAATCAGGCACCCATGACGACTACCCCATGGCGGTGGGCATAGCCTGGCAGATGCGACAGTACGCCCGCCCCTCAGCCTCGGAACGGGGACGCCGTGCCGACACCCAACGCCGAAGACGGAGGAACTGGTCCCGATGGAGTTAAGTCATGCCCTTTAACGGCTTTGAAGACGAACCCGACGCCAACGTCATAGACCAGTACCGCTCCCACCTGAAGGAGGTGTGGACCGGCGCTCACCGTAACTGGGAGAAGTACGACTCCTACTACTTCCGCACATACTCGGTATGGGACGATGCCGAATCCCACACCCGCCCAGGCTGGCTCAAGCCCGCCCGTCCCACATCCCTGGTAGATCATGCCGTAGACCACCAACTAGCGTCCGAACCCACACCCCACCGCCATCCCGTGCGGCAGAGCGAGGAGTCCCGGTCCAACGCCGACAGGGTGGAAGAGGGCTTAAAGGCCATCCTAGACGAGTCAGCCCTGCTCGAACCCTCCCTCACCTGGAAGCAGGAGGGCAAGAACCTGGTACACCTGGGCTACGCCATACACGAACTCGGCCTGGACTCCAACGTCCTACAGCGCCGTGCAGACGAGCCTTCCCGCAATGGCGACTCGGAAGAGGACTACCGCACCAACCTGCGACTCCACGAACACTACCGGCGCACCGCCATGCCGTTCCGCACCCGTGCGCCCCACCCAGCCCGCATACTACTGGACCCCTGGGAGAAGCGCCCCCGCATAGCCATACGACACGCCCGCCGTTTCTCACAGGACCTCCACGAACTCACCGTGTCCCGCAAGGGCAGGGGACGCCCAGTGGACGTGTGGGAGGTACGCAACAACCGGCCCTTCGAGCTTATCCTCACCGACGAGTACTGGACCGAGTGCTGGCATGCCATGATGGTATCCGGCTACGTCACAGGCACCGGACGTGAGTACCGCACCATGAAGCGACTACTCTTCACGGAGAAGAACACCTGGGGCTTCGTACCCTACTCCCACGCCTATGCCGGTTTCGGGCAGGAACCCACCAACTCCGACAGGATAGACCCCGCCAACCTGGCCGTGGGAATACTCGACTCCGTCATATCCGATGTCCGTGCCCAGGCGCAGGCTGTATCGGGCCGACACAACGCCCTCATGGACGCCACCTTCAACCCCATCGGCACACGCATGGGGGCCGAGGAACTCCGTGATCAGCTCGACCAGGGTGACATAATAGAGATGTCCGACAGGGGTGATGTCTGGCGCATGGACATACCCCAGCTCCCCCGCTGGATGTTCGCCACCGAGGAGTGGCTGTCCCGAGACATAGAGGAAGGCACCTTCTCCCGTGCCCTGGCAGGGGTCCGTGAGCAGGGCGTCTCCACGGTAGGCCAACAGGCCATACTCTCCACGGCAGCGGGCCGCAAGTTCGTATCTGTAGCCCGCCAACTGGAACACCTGGCCACCGTAGCCTCGTCCCAGATACTCCAGCTCATCGACCTGCTGGACCTGGACCTGACAGTAAGGGGCAAGCGCATACGCCCTTCCTATATAGAATCCGACTACTCGGTCAACATCAGCTTCGACCTGGTTGACCCCGTACTCCAACTGCAACAGCGCCAACTGGGACTCCAGGAGGTTGCCGCAGGTCTCAAGTCCATGGAGACCTACTGGTCTGCCGACGCCCACCTGGAAGACGCATCCGGTGAGCGCAAGCGCCTGCTCATGGACTGGGTACGTAAGAACCCCATGATCCACCAGGCGATGGCCCTCGAGGTAGCGAGGGAAGAGGGCATAGAAGCCCTCGTCGAAAGAGCTATAGCCATGTCTCAGGGAGGAGGGCAGGGCGGCGGGGCCGCTGGCGGCGCTACCGGTTTACTTGGGCCAGACGGTATGCCTATGGAGCAATCCATGGGGCAGACTGGTGGCGCACCCGCCGCAGCCTCCCAACTCCGACAGGGACTGACCCCCAACACCATGGCCCCAGGCCGAACAGGAGGGAATCTAGCCGGATGAGCAAGACCAACGAGTTCACCGACGCCGTACTACTACTCAAGGAGCAACTCAGCGAGATGCGGAAGACCAAGCCTGTGGGCGTACCCTTCATGCACGAGCGTGTAGCCAAGCGCCAGACCGCCAGGAACCGCTTCCAGAACATGAGCAGCTTCGAGCGCCAGCAGTACATAGACCAGCACGGCACCGAGGCCATGATAAAGGCCATGCAAGGGGGTGACTCTGATGGCCACATGGCATAGGCACCCTGGATACCTTGTACATGAATCAACCAAGGTACACGGTAACAACATAGCCTCAACCAAGTTACACAGGGACGTTAAGGGAGAAACAGAAGAGTGGCCAAGTGAAGCTGTAGCCAATAGGGATATTGCTGGTAAGGCTGCTCAGGAGGGACTTCGAGAAGTATCAGGGGAACAACAGGTGTTCACACAAGAGGACGCTAGAAACCAGGTCATTGTTCTCCCCGGTCTTGGCCAGAAAAAAGACGCAGACATTGTGAAGAGCTGGGAATATCCCGGCTATGTGTACTCGGCGGCTAAGGTTGCAGGCTTCGATAAGGACGAGATAGAACTTGTCCCGGTTGATAGGGAAGTTAATGGGGACATCCAAAGGGAATGGAGCTACCGCATACGAAGCCAAGATGAGGTGCGCCGTGCCCGAGGTGCAGTAGGGGACGTAACACATAAGATACAGACCATAGAAGGTAAGGAATACCTCGAGTTGAGTCGAGGCGGCATCCCATTCTCCTTCCAAGAGTCAAAGGGTGTTACCTCAGAGAGTATAGAACTCGTAGAGAAGCCGTCACCTGGTAACCCTGATAGGATCACGGGCACCGTATTATCCAACGGCAAGGTGATAAGCACCTACAGCTACGAGAAGGACAAAGACCCCTCCCTTCAGAAGACCTACGTTCAGGCGCTTAACAAAGGCCGAGCGCTTGGCATACCCGATGGCAGGGTAGATGTACGCACCCAGGTGGTAGACGGCGAACAGTGGTTCTATCCGGCCCTGAAAGAAGCCACTGCCGATATTGAAGCCGCTGACACACACACGGTAGACATAAAGGGAGCCGATGGTAGTAGTGAAGGGACCCTGGTACTACATAAGGTAGGGGACCAGGTAGGTCAGTTCTTCCTGCCCAACGAAGGTAAGAAGGTACAGAACACCTTCCGCACCGCTTCAGGTGCCCATGTCGTCTACACCGATGGCTCGAGCGAGGACATATCCCTAGACCAGTTCCAACTAGGAACACCCCAGAAGAGAGGGGATTCCTGGTTCCTTGAGACATCTCCAGGTTCGTTCTCTATCATGCCAGAGTCTGCCAAGACCTACTTCGACTCGCAGATGCAGCAGTGGGTAGTCAAGCAGCCTGATGGCAGTATCGAGTTAGAGGACCCCGTCTACCAGCCTGGCGTGATACAGGCCGGAGATAGGGAGTTCTTACAGCAGAGGGCTGGTGATTGGACGGAACTGAAACCCCAGTTCGACCCAGGCATAGTATCCGCAGGCGATATGTACGGCGTGGAGCAACGCCTGCTCCAACAGCAGACAGGTGCCGTATCCCAGATAGCGCCCCCAACCATGGACCAGATCATAACCCAGGCCCTGGTGGACGGCGACTTCGACAAGGCTATGGCCTTCCAGGACTTCGTCCAACGCCCCACCGCCATGGAGGCCTTCCAGGCTGCTGTAGCCTTCGCCCGCTCTCCAGCCGACCAGCAACTCATATCGTCCATAGCCCGAGGCGAGACACCCGTAGCCCCGCCTCCCCCAGGCACAGTACAGCGCATAGGCCCCGCTCCAGACTTCCTGGTGAAGGAGTACAACACCTTCCAGCAACGCCTAAGAGCTGGCCGTCCCCCTACAGCCGCCGAACAACAGCAGTTCACCCAGCGGTACCAGGAGGGTCGTAGTCCACTAACGGATGAGCTTGAACAACAGAACGCTCAGATGCAGGCTGCTAGTACCCAGCAACAGGCTAACTTTGAACTGCGGATGACCAAGTTAGAGACTCAAAGAGCTACCGAGCAGGGTGAGTGGCAGGCTGCTATGGAGAAGTCTGCCCAGAAGCTGGCTGAGAGTAACAGGAAGCTGGCCGAGGCCCTAGAAGCTCCACCCCTTCCATCTCCTGGACAGCAACGGGATACGACAACAGGTGTAGCGGCTGACACTCGAATACCAGATGGAGATAGAGACTACCGGGGTGATAAACCACACGCTGCGCCTACAGGAGTACCCTGGACAGACGCCAGAGGCAAAACCAGGAACATACCCATCGGACAGTGGGTAGCCAACGAAGCCAGTAGGCTGGGTATAACACGGGATATATCTCACGGTTCCGACTTAGGCATAATGACTAAGAAAGGCGCTGTTGAGTTCAACAGGGTACTTGGTCGTGGTGGCAGCATGAAGGAGGCATTAGACGCTGTAACTGCCGGTCTGCGTTCAGATGATCTACTCAGCCCCCAGACCGTCATCAATAGGGATCAGCGGCTTGATATGGAAGCAGGAACCGCTGCTGCCGCCACTAAACAAGCCGCCCTTACTGAGTCAGGTCTAAACTTTTCTCCTGGAACGGTTCTCAGTCAGGGGGTTGACAGCCCTTCTGACTTCTTAGGCGGTAACCTACCTGGCCACACTCCTGTAGAGAGCGGTACCGGTCTAAACATTGTCAGTGCGTATAGCCCTATGAGTCAGGTAGAAGGTACTACACAGATAACAAAGGGTATTCCTACAATCAATGCGTCACCTGGCTCTATTGATAGGAGCCAGGTTGATACTGGTATCACCCCCTCTAACGAACCTATACCTGGTGTAGGACCAGTAGGATATTCGGCGGGTGGCGGTCCGATACGAGGATTTGCTCAAGGCGGTCTAACCCAGGGCAACAACCTCGAGATAGTAGGCGAGGAAGGCCCCGAACTGGTAGACCTCCCACCAGGAACCTTCGTACTGCCCATCAAAGGCCTCAACCAGGCCGAGGTAGCGAGGGCCAAGGCCAACGGCACCAGGGGCTACCAGAGCGGCGGCATAGTCTTCCAGCAACTACCCCTGGGCCTACGCCAACTCCAGTCAGGTCGTGCCATATCCCAGCCCCGAGGCTACCTATCCCGTGCGGCAGGACTAACCCTCCCATCCGCACAGGCCTTCCAGAACATAACGCCCGAGTCCAGGGACATATTCATGGACCTGGCCTCCCAGGCAGGCATCCCGCCCAGGTCATTCGAGCAGGAACTTAGACTACCCATACCAGGTGGAAGGCGTCAGCCTACCGCCCGCATCCTGCCACTTAGCCGCAGAGGTATACGCTGATGGGTTTCGACCTTCCTATACAGAGCCGTGCCAAGAAGAAGCTGATACCCGACGTACAGGACCTCGGCTTCGGTCCTACCAACGTGGTACAGCCTCCGGCAGCTCCTCCACCCACGGTTGGCAGGGGAGCTGTTCCCAGACCCACTCCTACCCAGGAGCAGGACCCACTGTGGAGGAGGGTGATAGGGGCGACTGAAGGCTATACCCAGTTACCCTACGAGCCTACGGTCCAGGACCCCTGGGCTGGATATGCCCCCCGTGTACAGGAGGCAGCAAGAGCTGCCGGTATAGTAGACACCTCAGCCGATAGAGAGAGGCGAAGGCAGGAAGTAGAAGAGGTTGTCAGCTTCGCCAAGGAATTGGAGTCACCCTACAACCAGACCAACTATGTGGAGAACCTGGAGAGGGAAGCTCAGGGACTCACCCCCAGGATGACAGGTGGGAGTTTTGAACACTACGATGCCACTATATCGGGCCTTGCCTACGAGCTGATACACAAGGCTCAAACACTCATACCAGGTGAGCAGGAACTTGAGACCCGTATCAATGAGATGACAGGGTCTGCTGGTATCTACGACGAGGAAGGATTCGAGCGTGAGTTCGTTATAAACCCCAATACGGGAGAGAGAGAATCCAGGATCATATCCCCTAACCGCCATATGCGTATAGCGGAAGAGGAGAAGATACTACCCTGGTACGTTGTCGAGCCTGTCAAACTAGGTATAGAGATAGCGTTAGACCCCCTGGAGGCAGTATCAGGTGGACTCGTCCGTGGGGCCGTCAGAGCGGCTAGTGGTGGCCTGGTCAAGGTAGGAGGTGCTGGTGTAAGAAGACTACCAGGTACTACCCTGTTCCGTGCCCCCAGGACAGCAGGTGAGAAGTCAGACCCATTCTTCTCCGGCCCATGGATGGAGAAGGTACCGGAAGCAGCCGCTGCCCGAGGAAGGCGTGTTACATCCGGCGAAGGTATCATCCCAGGCTTCCAACCTGGAGTTATCCGTGGTGGCGGTGTAGCCGAGATAATCTCTCCTGATAACGTCATGGTCAAACCCCCCGTACTGGGGGGTAAGCACTTCAATATCAAACCCGCTGTAGCAGGACTCACCCCCGTCGAGAAGATGGCAAGGTTCGTTCAGGTCACCATAGGTGCGCCTTTCCGTAACGTCATCCCAGAGGACCCCTACGGCACCTCTGTTGGGCGTCTCAGGTCTGAGAGTATGCTACAGGTCAGGCGTGTTGCCGCTGCGGAATCCCGTGGCCTCTCTTACCGTGTAGAGTCCAACTTCGACATGAACGAGTTTGGCCAGATCAAGTCCCTGGCCAGGATGATAGATGACTTCCCCGAGCAGGAATCCTTGAGGCAAAGGCTCAGGCGAAGTACCGATGAGGATATAATAGGATTCGCTCCTACCATCCAGGACCTTGCCGCCCGACTCCCACGCTACTGGGATGAACTTACTGTAGAACAGCGGAAGGTCATGGAGGAACTCAGGGAGTATTCACAGCGGTATGACGAGATACTGGAAGATGCAGAGATGCCTGTTACCGCCGTGCGCTCAGACATCCAGTTGGATTCAGGCAATACCAAGGTGCCTGGTGGATTCTACCTGCATAGAGGCGATGCTACCCTGGTCAGAGATGCCCCGCAGATAGGCCCTGTCCGTGTACATCCCATGTTTCGGCCAGAGAAGAAAGTATCCCTGGGGAGTGCCTACAGAGGACAGGTATCCCACCGTAAGTTCGACAAGATAGCATCCATGTCCGAAGGTATACAGGGTGTAGCAGACTCAGACGGCGCTATCAAGCAGTACCGTTACCCCCATATCCGTGAGGCACTCAGGTCATACACTGAGCAGGTGGGTCAGGATATAGTAGATGCCCACTCTGCTAACTTCCTCCGCTCCCTGATAGACCCCGACACTGGTATCCTTATGGGCAGTCAGCTATCGGACCAGATAAGTAAGCCTGTAAGGCAGCAATGGAATAACCTCAACCGCAGGGTACAGTCCACCAGGAACTCCCTGAAGAGACTATATGGTCAGTCCCCGGTACTAGATGCCGAGTTGAAACGTATACAGGTTCAGTTGGACCGGCAGACAGCCCGCAGCGCATCCAGACTTGGAGAAGCGGGTTCCCGCTTGGGAAGAGCCGAAAGGAACCTGCTGATGCGAGACCGTACCCTACTCCCTGATGAATGGGAGATAAGGGAGGTGATAAGTGCTTGGGAAGGTGCCCTGAAGACCGCTCAGGATGCAAGGGATTTCATCTCCTCCCACATAGGACCCTTCAGGTCAGAACGCCGACTCTCCACCAAGAAAGAGTTGAAACTAGGCCGCTCCCTACAGAAGATAGACCGTCTGATAATCGAGGTGAGCAACCTTGCCGGGAACGACAATATGCACCTGTGGCCTAACGTACTGGAGCAGGTGGCAACCAATGACCCAGCTCGAACCGTAGGCAACACCACTGCCGCTGTACTATCCCGCAAGATGCAGGAGATAGACGAGCTTTCCTCGCTGACGGATGACCTGGTGGAAGAGGTCGAGTTCATGTCTAAGCGGGTTGAGGATATGGAGGGAGATATAGATGTCGCCCGCATTGCTCAGGCAGAAGCTAAGTTTGAAGCTAGAAGCCATAGGAACGCACTCAAGGCGCAGATAAGACGCCAGCACATGGTGGGCAAACTCGAGCGGGACATCAGCCTGCTGCGACTGGAGGAGCGCAGGATCACGAAGATACTCAACCGAGAGCTAACTCTATCCGGTAAGCAGCTATCTGATGCCGAGGTCAGGGTTCTGAAGAATGAGTGGTCTAAGGCCAAACTCGCTGACACCCTTATGGAGCGTGAGAAGGAGCTGGCCGAGTTCAAGGATGTATGGAAGTCTGCGGTCCAGGGGTCTACCAAACCCCCAGAAGGCAACGCTATCATACCCCTACCTGGATTAGGAGGTTACTACTGGCCCGATGCCATGGCCAATGCGGCCCGCAAGTACATACAGAGAGAGCCAGGTATAGCAGGTCCAAACCCGAAGGCCTTCTACGACAGATTCAACTCCCTCTACAGGGGAGCTAGGGCTACGCTGGACAACTCCCTGATGTTTGTACAGATGCTGCTGAGGTTCTACGACAACCCCAGGGCCTGGCAGCGGGTAGCCAGGTTCACATGGCAGCTCTGGGGTATACCAGGCTCACAGAAGGTGGGTATCGTGGAGGGCAGAGGTGAAAGTGCCGCAGATGCCTTCTTCTACCACTTCGACGATAAGGCGGCTGAACATGGCCACCTCACTTCCAGTCAGTGGGCGGCTAACGGATTAGTCATAAATGGTAGCGATACAGAGTTCGCATTTGGAAGGGGATTCGGTATAGGTCAACTCCCTGGGGTGAAGCAGGCTAACCGTGCTTTCGGTGTTGGTGGTGATATGGCCAGGCTGGAATGGGCAGACGACTACCTGGAAGGTATGTTGAAGCACCACACCCTGGAAGAACTGAGCCAGCGTGGTGACCTGGAGAAGATAGCCAATGCCATAAATGGGGCAACCGGCTGGTCTAAGGGACGGACAGGTGGCGATCTAGGTGACCTACTGGTGTTTGCTCCTCGCTTCCTCCAGTCCCGCTTCGATACCCTCGCCCGTGCCATCATGGGTACTCCATCCGTGGTCACTGGCTGGAGAGGTCCGTATGGCCCACAGAGGGGTGGACCTCTAGGCAAGCTCACCACCGCTTCTCTCGAGAAACGCATGGCAGCTAAGTCCATGATCAAGATGATCGCCATCGGCACCTCTTTGACCTTTGGTGCTAACTACGCCATGGGCAATGAGACTGACCACAGGCCTGTAGTCAAGGTCAGGGAAGGTACTAAGGGTGAACACTGGGTGAGGAATCCCAACTTCATGCGTATCCTGACTCCATGGGGTTCAAACATATCCCTCTTTGGCACCTGGGATAGCCTGGTTGGTATGATGATAACTTCAGCCCTGGTCACTGAAGAGGGTGGACCCCATAAGGCTATGAGGAGTATGTCCTCCGGTACGGTAGCTAACATCTGGGACTTCTGGACCGGCAGCGATGCCATGGGTAAGCCAGTAGGAACTCGGGGTGAAAGCACCGATTGGATGAAGGTGATGGGTAGGCTGGCCGAGAACTTCGTGCCGTTCATAGAGGACCAGGTTCATGAAGGAGCCAAGGGCATAGCGAAGAACCTATCGGATAATGACATAGGGAGTGCGGTTGGCCGGTCCATAGAACTTATAGGGTTTGAGGCCCATGGTGGCAAAAGCAGTCCCATGTCCCTGACTGAACAGCGCAATGAACAGAGGCAGTACCGTGGCCAGAGGCTCCTCTCCACAGGTGGCTTCGACTACAAGGAGATACACGTCCCTGGACAGAGAGAACCAGACGTTATTAAGCGTTCCGACACTGAGATAGACCTCATCGAGGAAGTGCTTAATGAGGGCATATGGACGTTCAACCCTTACAAACTACCCGCCGATGTACTGAGGTTCATAGATGATGACCCCACCATCCAGCGCCTCACCGAAGAGAGGGAGGACCGCCAGAGAGAGCGGGGGGATGAGTTCAGGTCCTACGCCGACGAGAAAGATGAGTTGAAGGAGACCCGCACGGACGCCTTAGAGCAGGCCTGGGAGGAAGCGGGACGGAAGCCCAACCGTGTTTACCGCCGTGCGGTAAGTCAGATATACAAGGAGTACGCCACAAAGGTCCAGAGTCTTGAGAATGAATACGAAAGCCTCATGGCTTCCCTGGAGCGTACCTCCCCACCGGAAGCTGCTCTAGGAAGGGCTATTGATGATTTCATGAAAGTGATGGAGAACCCCGACCTGGACGATGCACTGGGCCGACGTGACTTCGACGAGCAGGATCGTATGCTGGCCGAGCTGGAAGACAGATGGGCCGCTGATCCAGATTATGGCCCCGACATGATGTCCCAGGTAAGGTTCGAGATTGGAAGGAACGCCACTGAGGGTGAGAGGCAGCTACGGCAGAACAGAGAGATACTACGACCTCTATGGCGACAGTCTGACCTGGTGGAGGATTCTTTCTACCAGAGCGCTGACTACACCGACCAGGAGAAGGCGATACTAGCCCGTTTCATCCAGGCGAAGAGCAAAGACAGCTTACATCTTCAGAGGCTATGGCGGGGATTAGCTTCCGAGGCAGGCAGTGACATCATCACCGATTATGAGGGTAGGGTAACTGGTATCCGAGAATGGATGCGTACCCCAAACCAACCTCCTGGGTTCCCTGTCTACGAAGATGCTGCTGAGACCGATAGGGCTTACATAGACAATGAGATAGGTAGCAGCGCAAAGAGTGAGGAGGGTATAGATGCCCAGTGGGAAGCTATCATGAATCAGCTAAACCAGTAGCACCCCGTAGACTTTTGAATCATCTTATGTATACCATCGAGCTGTGATCCCTCCCATAAAGGAGCATCATGCAAGAACAGGTAGAGACCACTGAACAGGAACCATCGGGGGAGGCCCCCCAGGAAGAACCCCAGGAAGAACCCGATTACAAGGCGAGGACCGAGGAGCTGGAGGCTCTGGTCGAGAAGCTACAGAATGACCAGAAATCCAGGGACGGACAGCGCCGGAGAGAAACGGATAGGGACGCAGAACTAGCTGGTTTCAAGGACGAGCTATCTGCTATGCGGAAGGTACTCACCGCCACCATGGACCAGTATGTCACTGGTGGCAGTGGTGAAGACTTCCAGGCGCAGATAAGTCAGATAAACCAGGAAACAGCCCGCAGCCAGGCAGACCGTGCCTGGAACGCCAGGTATGAGCGGGAACAGGCCCGTCTCCTATCCACTGTACAGGATGAAGAAGGCAATCTCCTCATAAGCGAGGAGGACGCCACCAAGATTCAGGCCCAGTGGCAGACCGCCTGGCAACAGGCGCAGCAGGGCAACTATGATGGTGTGTATGACGCCCAGATAGAAGCCCAGCGCATGGTCAACCAGCAGGAGAGGAACAGCGCCGAGGTCGAGAAGAAGGCCCTCCGAGAGGAGGCCAAACTAGCGGCCAAGAAGGCCCTCGAGCAGCACGGTATCAATGACCTTGACACAGGTTCTGCCATAGCTGGCGGTAGCGAGGAACTCCACGGTGCCGCCCTCATAGAGAGGGGTCTGAGGATTAGACAAAACAGACTCTAGGAGACCGATATGCCAACTCTGTCTGAGTATCAGAAGTTGGCCAACGACGATGTCATTGCTGGTGTCTTCGACAACATCATCACGGCATCTGAACTGGCCCCCTTCTTACAGTTCCGTTCATTCTCCGGCAACTCCCTGGTCTATAACCGTGAGAGTACACTGGGAGCCGCAGCCACCCACCAGGTAGGCGATACCTGGTCCGACACCGAGCCGACCTACACCAAGAAGACGGTGTCCCTGACCACGGTAGGCATCCAGCACCCTCTCGACAGGTTCGCTATCCAGACGGTGGACAACGTACAGTCCCAGGAAGCCGTGCTTCTTGCGAAGATGGCCAAGTCCGTTTCCAGGAAACTGGAGGACCTGCTCGTCACCGGCAACTCCGGCTCCGTATCCACCGAGCCGGAAGGACTCACATCCTTGCTCATCAGCGACACCCGCCTGCTCATGATGGACGACGGCTCGACGCCCTCCACCATCGCTGGCGACGAGACCGAGCTTACCCTTGACCGCCTAGATGCCATGATAGACATGGTGGAGCAGGGCAAGCCCGACTTCCTCATGATGAACAAGACCATGCGCCGCAAGCTCACCGCCCTGGCCCGTGCCACCGGTAGCGGCGTGGTACTCAATTCCGCTGAGATGTTTGGACACCAGTACATCCTTTACAACAACATCCCGGTGGTCATCAACGACTACATAACCAACAGCGAGACCTATGAGAACTCCGGCGGCTGGGCATCCTCCTCCGCTACCACCATCTACGCTATCAAGACGGGCGAGGAGAAACAGGGCTGGACGGTCATCCACAACGGAGCGGTACTTGAACCCGACGTGCAACGGCTGGGCACCAAGTTCGACAAGAACGAGGATGTCTACCGTATGGCGGTCTATCTGAACGCCGTGGTGTACTCGGCCAAGTCCTGCGCCGCTCTCGCTGGTATAGACTCGGCAGCATAAACGGACATCCCTCCTGTTGAGCATAGTTCCGTAATTCGATGATAGGAGAATCCGATGGCTGATCCTTATGTCAGACACGCTCAAGATGTGTTCTCTGCGACCATAGGTTCCACGGCGGTAACCGCTGGGGATATGGTTTACTTCGACGGCACCGACTGGGAACTCGCAGACGCATCCGCTCACACGTCCTTCGCTGAAGCTATAGCGGTCAACACCTACGCTTCCGGCGATGTAGGCGTACTCTGTACCGGTGGTGTACTGGTTGATATAGATGCCCCCTATACCCAGGGAGCTGCTATGTATCTATCGGAGACCGCTGGTGACATCACAGCTACTATCCCGACGACCAATGCTGCACTGAAGCAGGTCGTTGGATTCGCTGTATCCACCTCTACGGTTAGGGTCAATGTTCGTATGCCAAGCTACCAGAACCAGTTCTTCCCTGTGAGTGCCTATGACACTTCCGGCGAACCTGGTCTGGGTGTGGTGACGGACGGGTGGCCTGGACCTGGACTGGATGCCGCCTCCGAGACTGCCTATGTGGTAGGACGTTTCCCAGACAACTTCGTTGAGCTGGAGATGGCCAGGGTCGTAACCAACAACACGGCGGGTTCCGCTGTGGACTATGACTTCACCGTTGCAGCGGGTTACGACAACGCATCCAACGCTCAGGACACCGGCACAGCTATCACGGCCAGTACCTCTGAGACAACCCCTGCCGACAACCTACTGGTGACATTCGATGTCTCCGCTATGCTTGACGCAGGCCTTCAGGGGCCAGGTCGTAACTTCGCCATCCTGATAGACCCCGATGGTGTGGGTTCCGGCGAACAGCAGATACTAGGTCTGAACCTGGGCTGCTTGGTTGTCTAACCTTGGTGGGTACGAAATACATCCGAGTGGACCTGGGTGGCAATACCTGTGTCCATGCGGATTTGGTGTGCGGGCAGGTTGGCTTCAGCGTCCGTGAGGAAGGGGCCAACCCATCTCGTCCACCCAGGGCTGATTTCTGGTTGACCCCTGTCAAGCTGGCAAAGCTGCACAACATCACGAGTCAACTGGTCCCCCAGCCCGATCCCCCTGCCAGGCAGGGTCCGGTGCGGGATAGCAGTTCTCCCTTCCTCCAGGCGAATGTGGATGCTATCCTCAAACACCAGGTAGGTTCCATGAGGAAGGCACCCTGGTGGCTCCGGTGGCTATACTCTGCGGTGGTAACCAAGGAGGCTTATGACAACGACTGAACAACTGGTATGCGGCTGTGGCAAGGAAGTAAGTACTACCAGGGCCATGGCCATGCACCTCACCAGCAAGGCAC